ACGCGGGCTATTTGGTCAATGTCGACCCCGACGCGGTCAAATTCGGCCGGCTCGGTCCGCAGCCGACCGCGGACATGGGCCTGCAAATTGGCGTCGTGCCGTCTTCGAACACTGAAGAGTATCACCCGAGCAATCAACGCGAGATCGTCTGTACGTACGAGATAACGATCGAGACGAACGGCGACACGACGTTTGATGCCTACGTGCAGTGTAGCCGCGTGCGACGCTCGATCAATTTCATGCTTTACGCGCGAAACAATCAAGACGGCTGGGCGTTCGTGACCGACGGCGAGCCGTACCAATGGGACCACCTTGAGTTGCCGGACACCGGCCGCTGGGCAATGTCTCGCGCGGTCAAAGTCACGTGGCGCGAGTCCGCCCTGGAGATCTGACCGATGGCCGGCGGGACACAAGCGCGCTTCGCTCGATGGGCGCCGATCGTCAACCGGGCGAATACTGCGAGTGCTGTCCGCACGCAAGCGGATGCGCGGAAGCTCGCGCGTCACTTCGAGCTGCTCGCCAAGAATATGGTCAAGACCCTCGAGGAAGGCGCGGTGCAAGCCGCGAAGATCATCCAAATGGAGATCGGTCACGGCATCGACCGTTGGGCAGACAAGCCGACCGGGAAACTCGAGCGGTCTTTCAAGATCAAACGCTACCCAATGAAATCCGTGAGCGGCTTGACCATCATGTCCGCTGCGGTGATCTCAGATTCGATCTATTGGAAGATCCACGAATACGGCGGGACGATCACGCCGAAGCGATCGCGGTATCTGACGATCCCGGTGACGCCAATGGCCCGTCGTCTGCCCGCGCGCATGTGGCCCAAGGGAACGCTGTTCAAACCGAAGGGCAAGCTCGTCTTGATGAGCAAGAGCGGCCGGGGTGGGAAGCCGCAAACACAATTCATTTTGCGTGACTCGGTGAGAATTCACGGAAAGCATTATGTCAGACTCGCGGTTGAACACGCGCGGCCGCGGTTCACCGCGATCATGGATGCAGCGCTGTTGAAGGCGCAACGAATGAGCGACGGACGCTAGGAGATCTCAATGGCACTTAATCGACCATACGCCCTCGGGCGAAACATCCGCGCGACCGCAGCTGTCCAAACCGTTGTCGGCACGCGGCCCACGCATGCAGCCACCGATTCGTTCATCCTTCAGTCGTATTCGGTCACGCCTGAAGAGGAACGAACGCCGCGCGCGAACCCGCGCGCTACGCGGTCACTGCGCGAACTCTACCAAGGAAACAAAACGATCAACGCATCGATCATTGCCGAGCTGCTCCCCAAGGGCACGAACGTCCCGCCAGACATCGGCGATCTATTGACGTCAGCGATCGGCGTCCAAACGATCGGTGGCTCTTCGGTCACCTACTCGAGCAATAACTCACAAGCCGTCCCTTATAACTGGGTCGAGTTCGATAACGGCCTTAGCGATGTCAACAGCGCAGAAATCAAAGAGGCGCTCGATACGTTCGTGGTCGAAGAGTTGAAGATCTCGATCTCCAACTCCGACCTCCCGATGATTCAGCTGGACGGACCCGCGCGTAACTTGATCCGCACTGGCCGCGGACAAGGATCAGCGGTGCTGGCCGGCGGCGAAACTACGATCACGATGAACCCGACGAGCCTGTCGCGGCAGTTTGAGGTCAACTCGGTCATGCAGATCGGAACCTCGACGGGCGCGGGATCGGTAGGTCACCGAATCACCTCAATCAACCACGGCACCGGAGTGCTGACGTTTACGCCCGCTGTGGTGGGCGCGCAAAACCCAGCGCCAGCGGTTGCGCCGTTTTCGATGTTCGCGGAGGCTTCGACGGGCGGAGCTCCGACGACTGAGATCTTTTGCTCGATGAACTTCGGCGCGGAAACGGGCGCTCAGTTCGAAAAGGCCGAGATCAGTCTCAAGAACAATTTTGACATGGTCCGCCCCGTGGGCACTCCGCTCGTCGCGGACTTCGTTCCAGGCTTCCGAACCGTGAGCGGATCGATTGAGTTCTCCGCCAACCGAACGGACATCCAGAAACTGATTCGCTCGGGGTATGTGAATACGGCCGGAGTGAATCTCGAAGACCTCGTGTTTACGTTCGGCCAGTCGGGACAGTTCGGATCGATCTTGACGTTGAACGATTGCAATATGAAGTGGTCTGCGCTTCAAATGCCACAGTCGGAGCGGGGCATGTTTACGCTTCCGTTCACCGCGCAAGCCTCGAGCGGCACGGCTGAAGACGAGTTTGTTTGGGTTTGGCAGACGCTGCCTTAGTCGCAGGGCGGCCGCGGACCGCACAACCGCGAAAGGGACGAACGAATGGGAATTCAAGGTGTAGAAGTCGGCGTGGGGTCGAAAGACTGGTTTGTGCCAGACATCCTCGACAACCGCGCGCAAAAGTCCGATCAGTTTGCAGTGTTGCTCTCGGGCGTGACCGCTGGCGAGGAACTCGAGTTGACGAACGCAGAGGCGTCCGTTACCGCGTTGACCTTCAATCCAGTGGCCCGGCGATCTGCTGTACAGCGCCGGGTCTTTCTCGCTCACGTGCACGAAGTTCGCGGCTACTCGCGAAAGGACGGGACACAGCCAAAGACCGCCGCGGAGTTGCTCGCGGCAATCGACGCTTCTGAAGTTGAGTGGGGCAAGCTCGTGTTCTACTCGATCCTCTCGGCGATCCTCGACGGTGGGACCTTGAGGGCCGGCCTACTGGACACGCTAAGGCCGCCCTCCGGATCTTGAAGACGCAGCACCCTGCTAAGGATTGGGGGTGCTCAACGTGCGGGCGGCCTGAATACGCGGAGCCCAACATACCCGAGAAGGATCGACGATTCGCACGCGGGTGCGCGACGGGCCGCTGCCCCTGGGCGGGCATGGACTTTCGCCCAGTAGCGACGCTGCTGAACACTCACACGAATCACACGAACCTCGGGCTCCTCCCGTTTGACGGCGACCTCCGCACCCAACCGGCGTGGGTCGCTCATGTGATCGAAGCGCTCAAAATCGAGTCATCGATCATCGACTCGGAGATCTTGCGGGGCGGCCGCGGGTCCGGCGGGTATTGGCCAACGAACCCGTTTACCTCGGCGTCGTCTAACACGATGGGAACCACGAACAAGGCCCCGCCCAAGTTGTCTTTCAAACCAGCGGTGCCGCGACACCTCCGCCCAAAACCGACTTAGGCCCTTGCCTCGGGCACTTTTTTTCGTTCCGCTTTGTCCGTGGGGATCACGGAAGTTGTCAAGGTTGTCTTAGAGGACAAGGCGTCTGGCCAAGCTAAGGCCATGGCGCTTAAGATCAACAGCGCGCTAAACCTCACCGGTAACGACACCGCTAAGCTTCAACGCAAGATCGAAGATCTGTTCGCAGACACTTTAGTCAACGGGCCGGCCGCGGCGGTTAAAGCGATCGCCGCGGTGGGCGTCGCGTTCGTCGGGCTCGGTGCGGCTGCGATCAAAGCTGCGTACGACTCTGATAAGGAGTGGGAAAAATTCACTGGGAATCAAACCGCACTTGTAACGTCAATTGACGACGTGGCTGGCGCGTTTGAAAAGATCGCAGCGGATAGCGGGAGGATGCTTTTTGATCTTCTAGGCGGAGCGAAAGCCGCCGACGAACTTGCGCAAAACCTGCTTAAGATCGATCGGGGGATCAAGACCGGCAACAAAGCGCAAATCGGAATGGGCGTGGGTGGACTGTTCGGGAGCACCGGCCAGCTCGGCTCTGACTTGTACGATTTGTTGCACCCTGAAGAGGGAGTTGACGTTGCTGCGATCCTTCGACGTCAACTTGGCCCGGAGGGCGACGCACTAGCGCGGTCTTTGGGGATGGCGCCACGCAGCAAGTCACCGGAGCTACCGTCGGTCGACTTCACTGACGAGGGTCTACCGATCGTCGCGCGGACTCGTAAGGAGATCGAAGCCGAGGCTAAGCGCGCAGCCGATGAACAGGCTCGTCGCGAAAAGGCAATGGACTCTGCGGTTGAACGCCTTCATCCGATGGACGATCAAGCGATCGCGAACCGCCGGCGTGACCTTATGATCGCGCGCGATAAAGAGATCGCGGATTACAAAGAACACCAGGCGCAACTAGCCGAAGCGTTGGGGCAGAAACAGGATCGGGAGGAAATCGAGCGCTTGCGCAAAATGTCTGACTTTCGAAAAGAGCAGATTGCCGACGAAGAGGAAGCCTCGCGAAAACTCGCTAGCTCGATCGGGTCCGCTGCGTCGTCTCTTGGAAGTCTGTTCGCGCAAATAGCAAGTGGCGGCGCAGACGCAGAGGACGTGTTACTCTCACTCGCTAACACCGCGCTCTCTTTTGCTGCGAACGCGTTTGTTCCGGGCGGTGGTGCGGCGGCGTCGGGGATCTTCGGTTTCTTAGGCGGTCTTCTCGGGTTCGCACACGGAGGGTCAATCCCGCGCGCTGCGCAGGGGATGCGGATCCCTGGCGTCGGGCACGGTGATAATACACTCGTCATGGCCAAGCCTGGCGAAACGATCGTACCCACGAACGCCACGCACCCGAGCTTTGCACGCGAGGTCGCGGCTGCGCTGGGCGGAGTCACTGGCGGGCACACGACCGTGAACTTGTCACAAAGCTACATGGTTCCGCCCGACGCCGTGCAAGCGCAACGTAATTTGCAACGTGGCCTGTTGCCGGTGCTTCAAGATTTGTCGAGCACCGGTCGAGGGACGATCACTAACCCACGCAACCGCGGCGGTGCGGGAAAGAAGCGTACCTAAATGATCTGGTCATCCGCTGCGGTTACGGCCGGTGAAGTGTCCGCCAAAGGCGATGACGCACCTTTGATCGTTGCCGCGAACCTTGTTCGATCCGCCGCGCGCAAGTGGACTGCGACCGGTCTAGACACGGACGCGGATATCACGTTGGCGACGGCGCCGACCGATTGGGCTTGTGACGGCGACCTGCGATTCGGTACCACGCGCACGGCCGGGACCGCGACGAATCACTATTTCAATCTGGTGTGGTCAACGTCCGTCACGTGGGATACGGTGTTTTTGAAAGTTCTCGGAGGCACGTCGATCAACTCAGTGACGATCGAGATAAGCGACAACGGAACCTCTGGCTGGGCGACGATCGCGACGTGGTCGGCAGCGCTCAACCCGAATGGCCGCATGGTAGCGTTGACGCTTAACTCCGGGAACAACCGATATAGCGGCACCGGATACATGCGTGTGCGATTCAACTATGGGTCGGCTTCGACTGCGCCGCTACTTGCGGAGTTGGTTGTGGGGCGGCGAAGACAGCTTTCACGTAGGCCCGATCAAAGCAGCGGGTATGACGATCTGCCGTACGGGTCAGCGTATATTGACCAGCGGTTTCGCGGCCGCGATCGACAACGCTACATCGAAGCATCGGGATTTACAGATTGGGTCGGAGCGTTCTCGCCTCACGGATCCGACCAATACGGACTGGATGACATAACTACACTCCGCACGATCGCGGCGGAGTCCCGTGGGCTTCGAGACCCAGTGCTGTGGATTGACCGCCCGAACACTTTTGCGGACGTTGTCACAAACGGATTTCTCGAGTTTGACCAAGACGGATTGCGGTTGCCTTTCGTGTCGTGGGCTTTGCGCGCCGTGACATTCAAACATGAAGAGCTCCCCCCATTCATGCGCAACGACGCACGCTACATCGGAGTGTGAACTGTGGTGTGGTCGATCAACAGCAATTGGCTTCGAGCTTCCGAGCAGAAAGGCGTGAAGCCGATCGGGATCGTGACGATCGAACTGCAGCAAACGTCCGGTTTGTTCCTGACTAGCTACGCAACGTTGATTGCGTCGGCGTGTTCCGTCGTGCTCAACATCGACGGCGTCAATTACACTGTCACCGAAGGCACGCATTGGACGGCAGCGACATCGAACGCTGTTACAGCGAACAACATCGGCGTGGCGATGCTTGCCGCGGTTGACGCGGTCGGCACCTGGGTTGTGCGGTATAGACTCGACACGAATCAGACCGGCACGACGATCACTTTCGTTTTTGGTGAGTCGGCAAACGCTAGCGCGCTTTTGACGTTCCAAGCGTCGACCACTGGCGCGCCAGGCGGCACTTTCACGGACGTCGGGAACGGGCCGACGTCAATATCATTTTGCAAGTCTGACACTCCGTTCGTCTCTAGCGGCGGAACGGTCTACCCAAACCTTGTGCAGGATATCAGCGGGCTTGAAATGTCCGTTGACCCGCTTACACGCGAGATCGCGCTCGGCACTCCGACGATCTTGCTTTCAGACCCAAGCGCGACGTCAAGTCTTCGTGCGTTGATCGGGACGTATGCATTGATCGGCAAAGCCGTTGACATTTTCGTGGGGTTTGAAGGTCTCGCCGAAACGGACTTCGAGCAATGGCCGCGATGTTACATTCATAGTGTTACGCCCGACGCCGACAACGGTATAACGCTCGGCTTGGGCGACGGGCTACATGAGTTGACCGCAAGCAACGTGCAAGGCGAGTGGGTCAACTTCCACCCGCTCGGGGCGCTTTACGACGTCTTGACGCAGTGTATCGTGCCAGACCGGTTAGTGACCGCGGACTTTGACCCCACAACTTCGGTGTACGATTCGATCGGTCACTGGGTCGTGTCTCGGTACAACGACGAGGTATTCCAGTGCGTCAACGGGATCAACGATCCGACGCCGGCGATCAACGTTGTAAATTCGCTACTCGTACTGATGAACGGGACGCTCCGACCGGCGCAGGACGGGACGTATGGATACAAGCTGCTAGACGAGAACGCAGCTGCGATCCGTTCATTTGAAAACGCAGCGGACTTGAGCGCGACATCCTATCCGTGCACTGTCACCGCGTACACCGACGCATACGCCGCGTTGACAAACAGCGCTGTTATCAGTTTCGCACAGTCTCGTGACGCCTCTGCGGCAAACGCGACTTACCACGAAATGGACAAAGCTTCGATCCGCGAAACGCTTCGAGTAGTGGAGTCGACTCTTGACCTCGAATGGTGCAACGGGGTGGCCGAAGTACTTGGCGCGTACATGGATCCAGGGAACGGGACAAATCACCGGCTATTTCAATTTCCGTTTTCCGACCAGATCGTGGTGCAATATGCGCCTCGCCAAGGTTTCTGCGGGACACGGGAGTCATACAACGCAGCGACGTCTTCATTCACACCGTACGCCAACAGCCAACTTTCGACCGGACTTCGCACGGCGTTTTTTCGTCTTGAGGGACGAGCATACCCCGCGACAAACATTTACGACTACACTACGGATCCGGAGATCGTCGCGTGCGATATCGCTGATCATTTTTTCTTCGCGTCAGGTTTGGGGCCGCAACGGTATGACCAAGATATCGCCAATCGTGCGACGCCGAAAACCAGTCGGCTCGCGTATTCGGAATTCGGCCAAACGCTTTACGGCAAGCTCAAAGACGTTTGGACAGACACGCGATTCTACTTCGCGAGTACCTTCAATTCGTTGGGGTTCGTGAATGGCCGGGGCGGACTTGGGACAAGCGCAGCTGCAGCGCGCGACGGTGGAGTTGAAACCGACGACGTAACCGGGATCTACTATTACAAGCCATTTCGAATCGTCGATATCACGATCCCGGTTGACATCGCTAAGCGTTGGCTGCGTCGCGCGCGGTTTGGATTGCCGAAGGTGACCGTCGAGGTGAGCGCGCGGCACTTTGACCTTGAGTTGTCGGACTTCGTGTCGATGACTGACGATAAATATCTCGGGCACTTGCAAGCGGCGCTTGACGGGTCAGCCGCGTCGGTTTTTGAGGTGACGCGCAAACGTTGCAGATTGTTCGAGTCCGACCCGTGCATGGAATACGAGTTGAGCTTTCTGAAGTCAACTCTCTACCCGCCCTCGTCAGTCGTGGCTGTTTACGACCCAACCGTGTTCATCCCGCTCGTGGTTGTCGACCCGGACCTTGTAGTGACGAACACCAATGATATGGTCACAAACGACCAGGATGCGGACGGCATTGCCGAATCGTATACGTTGAAAGCATAACACCATGGCAAACGTCCCACACTCCACTCTCGTCGGAACTAACCTCCACTGGAACATGGGCGACTCCCGTTCCGCACGGGCGTGGACTCTCGCGGCCGGAACCACAAACGCCCTACTGATCGAGAACAGCAATAACAACGATTTCCTCCGCATCGACACGAGCACCACGCCTGGGTCGTCTTCGATCATCCTCGGGAACCTTACCGATCAACCGTCAATGGATCTGCAAGGATTCACGCGTGTGCTCGGCCCAACGAGCGGCGGTGCGATCTTCACGGTGTCGACAAACGCCGGGACGGATACTGTGCTGCGAGTGATCGCGGCCGGAGCGGGCGGTCCGCATACCGTTGCGATCCGATATGCGACAATGCAGATTCAAGAGCTGGCCGCGGACCCGACGGCGGTTGCAGACTGCGGGCTGCTCTACACCAAAGACGTCGCAACTGTGACGCACCTTTTCTATCGCGCGTCAGGCGGCACGGTCTATCAACTCACGCCAGCCGGCGGCACCGGTGACGTCGTCGGGCCGGCGTCAGCGACAGACAACGCGATCGCACGCTTCGATACGACCACGGGTAAGCTGATCCAAAACTCCGCGGTTACGATCTCAGACATCGGAGATTTCTCGATCGGCTCGACCGGCCAAGTGATTTCGTGGGCAACCGCGACGACGTTTGCAATCGGCGGCGGGTCACACGGCACTCTCGCGGGAACCAACTCGACCGTTGTCGGGACCGGAGCTCAGACCGGATCGTCCGACGCTACAGCAATCGGCGGGTCCGCAAATGCATCGGGCGCCGCCGCAACATGTGTTGGCCGAACCGCGGCCGCTGCGGGGTCAGGCACAGCGCTCGGATACGGCGCCAACGCTGGGCATTCCGCCGGGCTCGCGCTTGGGCGCGCTGCTACGACGACGGCCGCGAATCAATGTGTCATCGGCGGGGACGCGTTTGGCGTAACCGACGTTTACATTGGTCAGGGCGTGACTGACGCAGCACCCGACGCGCTCGTGACGCTGCAAGCTACGGGGGGAAGCGGGACGAACATCGCAGCGTCAGCTTTGCGGATCGCAGCCGGCAAAGGCACAGGGAATAGCGCTACCTCGATCTTATACTTGGCGACGTCCGACCCCGGCTCGACGGGCTCGACGCTACAGACCCTTGTTGACCGCGTTGCGATCGGCGGGTCGTCAACGTCAATGGGCATGTATCTCGGCAACCCGGACGCAGACGGCATTGTCGCTGCCCCAGTCGCGACTGTAACAGTCGCCGCGACGTCATCGAACTCGGGAACGGCTGCTTCGGCTTTCGTTGTCCAAGCCGGAAACAACTTTTCAACCGGCAACGCTGGCGCGATGACCGTCAAAGCTGGGTCAACCACCGGCGCAGGAACAGGCGCGGATCTGATTCTCGAAGCTGGCAACTCGAGTTCTTCAACCGGCGGCACGCTTCGACTCCGCACTGGCCAAACCGCGTCGGCAATTGACCGGCTGACAATTCGCCCGACGGGCGAGTTAGACGTCGCGGCCGTGACGGGCGGGTCCGCGACGGTCAATACGATCATCCCAGCCGTGCGCGTGACGCATACCGGAACGACCGCTCAAGATGTCTGGACGTTGGCGATCCCATCCGATCGAACGGCATACCTTGACGTCAAAGCCGTGTGGCAACGGACCACTGCGACGAAGGGCTGGGCAACGGCGTCGGTGTTTGGCGGGTGCCGCAATGACGCTGGCACAACTGACGAGATCGGCGGCTCGACGATCGTCGGTACGATCGGCACCCGTGAAGGGTCAGCTCTCACCGACCTCGTCTCGATCCAATTGGTCGCGGATAACACGACCGACGAAATCAAAATTCAACTGACGAAAAACAACTCAAACGACTACCAAGTGGATCTTTGGATCAACGCGCACGTGACCTAGCATGACGAGCATTCACAAATCAGCCGTTCCGAATGCCTCGGTGATCGCCGATGCCGTCGACATTTATTCGAAGGACGCGAGCGGCACGACGCAATTCTTCGCGCGGTCTGGAGCCGGTGTAGAGTACCAACTGACTCCGCCGGCCGGCGGCGGGTCAGGCGACACGCAGGGCACGGTTGACATTGTTCTCGGCTCGACGCCGGTCACCGAAGCGACTGTAGCTGTGACCGGGCAAGCCGCGATCCTCGCGACGTCATCCGCGCGCGCTTGGATCCAAGGCTACGCCTCCGCGGACAATGACGAGAACGCGCACCTTGCTGCCGGCGTTCTCGTGAATCTCACTTGCGGTTTACCGGTTGCGGCAACTGGCTTTACGATCTATTTCTCAGTCATCGCCGGTCTAGCGACTGGTACCTTCCGCCTGCGTTGGGCCTGGAAGTAGGGAGCGGCTATGTCATGGTTCTTTAAACTCCTGGACTCGGCCGGCGTCAATCAAGCCGGCGTCGATACCGACAACCAAGTCAAGGTCAAGACGAATACCGATCTCACAAAGGTCGGCTACATCGGTCAAGCCGGCGTCGTTGACCTTGGTACCGTTACCGGAGCTCCGACGGGCCGGCCGATCTACGTAGCGGTTGGCGGCCGCCAAGCCATCGGCGCAGCAACGTGTCTTTGGGATGACGTGTTCAACTCGACCGCGCAAAATACCGGATGCTACCGCGTTGCGCTTACGACGCACACCTACGCGCAAGCCGGCGGCGTCGCGGTCCTGAACAATACAGGGCTCACCGGTACGACGACGAACAGCGCGCTGCAAACTTACAAATCATTTCCGATCTTCGGGAATGCTGAGACGCGCGTGCACGTACACGCGCGGTTTGCGAGCGGCACGACGCACGTCGCAAACAATACGACTGAGTTTGGACTCATGACTGCGACTCTGCCGAGCAGCACCGCGCCGCTTGACGGAGTGTTTTTTCGATACAATACGGCGAACGAACTCCGCGGCGTCGTTTCGTTCAACGGAACCGAAACGCAAACCGCCGCGATCACCAGGCCGGCTGACAACGTGATGCATCAATACTTGATCATCGCGCAAAACGAAGTGGTCACTTTCTGGATCGACGGAATCCTCCGCGCGTCGATTAACATGATCACTGACGCGCCTGCGCAAGCTCAAGGTCACGGGTCCGGGTCCGGGCAATTGACCGCGCGCCAATACATCGGCGGCGCCGCTCCGGCCACCGCGACCAAGCTCGAGGTCGGCGCGTGGCATGTGTACTCGGTCGGCGCGGATCAGAATCGGCCATTCTCCAAAGTCGCGGCGTCACTCGGACGCATGGGCTATCAGGGGCAAAACGGCGGCACGATGGGATCGACCGCAAACTACGCCAACTCCGCCAACCCGACGGCAGCCGTTCCGACGAACACCACAGCGGCGCTCGGCACTGGACTCGGCGGCCAATTCTGGGAGACAGCTTCGCTCGCAGTCAACACGGACGGGATCATCTCGAGCTACCAGAATCCAGCTCCGACCGCGACCCTGAGCGGCCGCAATCTGGTGATCAATGGCGTGTCGATCGACAGCTACGTACAAACGGTGATCGCCGGCGGCCCTTACGTGGCGCAATGGTCGCTCGCCTTTGGGCACACTGCGGTGTCACTGGCGACCGCCGAAGCGGTAGCAGCGAAAGCGCCGCGCCGCGTAGCACTGGGAAATCAATTGATCACCGCTGCACAGGCGGTGTCGACTCTCGTACCGAACCGAATCAGCGTCCGCTTCGACGGCTGCCCGATCGTCGTGGCGCCGGGTGAGTTCGTCGCAACAGTCACTAAGCACATTGGCACGGTGGGCACGAGCGGCACGGTCGCGCACGTGATCACCTTTGACGCTTACTGGGAGTGAGCAGGGAGTACGGATGTCTTATATCATCACGGGAGTCATTCAAGGGATCGGGACGGGGAGCGGGACGAATCTATCGATCCCGGTGATTTGGCAGATTCAACCGGCGGCGAACGGTATCACCGGAGGCAATGAGCCGTTCGAAGTCCCGCCAGATCTGACGGACATCGAGATTGAGGCCGAAGTCCGCGCGCAGATCGCGGCAAAGGCTACGTTGCTTTCGGGTGTGAACTTCACCGCGGCCGACGTCTTCGGCTGCAAGTTCTAGGGGGTGTTGGATGGCTCTCGCAAAAGTCTTCGCTAGTAAGCTCAGTCGCGTCCGTGTGCCGAACACGAACGGCGCGCTACGTATCGTGTTTGAGTACACAATGCTTTCAGGAGCCGCGCGGAGCGGCAAAACGTCAGTCGACGTCGGCAACATTTCGAACGAGCGGTCACTTGATACGGACGCCAAAGAACTCTTGGCAGCGTATCTGTCAACGCTCTATTCAGAAACGATCAAGGAACGGGACATCGTTCTGGGGTAGCAATATGCGAGCGCTGAAGTGGATCCGTGACTTTCTATTTCGCCGGTCTGACGTCTACTTCGGCGACTCGCTTTATTCGCAGAAGTGGAACTTGAGCCTGTTCCTGTGCGCAGTGCAGGTCCTCCGGTTCTGCCGATACGATCCATACCGTGAGCCGCACGATCACCCGCGCGCGTTCCTGTGGATCGTTCTACGTGGCGGGTTCGTCGAGCATCGGCCCGGCTACCCAGACACGTGGTATGGGAAGGGCGCGCGGCTTTGGCGCCGGTGCTCCGACGCGCATTGGCTCGAATTGAGTTCTGACGCTTGGGTCCTCTCGTTCTGTCTGTGGCCGCGGTTTCGGTCGTGGGGGTTCTTGACCGCGACCGGACGTAAGCCATGGCGCAAAGTGATCGAGGCGCGCAGGGCCATGATCGGCCCGGGCCGACCGCAACCGCACAAGTCGAAAACTTCCACTTGACCCTATTGACTCGGGCACTTTCGCGGGGTGCGATTTCTTGAAGGGGACCGAGAACAATGGAAGCAATCAACCCAGACACCGCCGCGCCTACCGCCCACGAGAAGATCGCGAGCCTACGCGCGGAACAATTGGCGGCCGCCGCACAAGGCCTTGAGGAACTTTGCAAAGCGCACGGCGTCCGACTTGTCCCGGTGCTGGAGCTCCGCGGCGATGGGAAAATCACGCCGAAACTGGACATTGAGATCGTCGAGTAGCTCATGATGCGAGACGCACAGATCTGGCGAGACGTTGAAGTCGACGGGCTCGTTGAAGTGTCCGAGGTTTTCGGCGTCAAAGGCAGGCGCACGGTCGTTACCGCGGACCTTCGATCGGGTGACAACAGCGCGCGGCATGTGCCGCGGCTTTACGTGAAGATCTTCGACGGCCATCGTTGGAGCGACTGGCGCGATTGGATGGGCTACCCGATCGCCGGCAAGTCTTCGACGTGGCTGACTGTCTTACCGGACTACGTTGAGCAAGTCCGTCTCGTAGCGCGCGGCTCGATCGAGAAACTTTCCGCGCGCGTCGAATGGGATGACAAATGAGCGCGCTTGGTCGAGCCTTAGCTGCCGAGCGCGCAGCGATCCGCGCTGCGCTACGTGAGCGCGAGGCCGCGACCCTCGACGCGGTTTCGGCTTGGCTCCGATCGCGGCCGCAATGGGCTGAACCGCCTGTGACCGCGGTGGCGCAAACGCTGGCCGCGGTCGACGCCGAAGCTGTCTTGCGCGCTGCCCAGATCCGCACACGCATCGAAGACCCAAGCGAGACGCCATGACTGTTCGAACGCGCACGACCCGATGGGCCTGGGACACGAACACCGCGAGCCTGGCTTCGAACACGCAGTACGTGTTCGGCGCGATCACGGTGCGCGCGCCGACCGCGAGCCGAACGATCCTGTCAGCGATCATCAAGTATACTTTTTACTTCGACTCTGCCACAGCCGCAAACCTCACAAACCGCGCGGGCGGGGTGCAGATTGACGCGGTCGGTGGGACGGACATCGCGGACACAGGCACGCTAGCGAACACCGCGGATCACTCCGCGTGGTGCGGCACAACTGACGTGACGTCATATTTCGTAACCAACTTCACCGGCGCGAGTCACTCAGTGCAAGCGCGTTGGAAACAGATCGGTCCGCCGGCGATCAACCTGACGGCGGAGCTGTTCCTCACGTATCAATACGACGACGCGGGCTTGACCACCGACTACAAAACGATCGTGTTCGGGCTCGACTCTCCAACGGACCGGCTTACGTCAACGCTCACTGAGATCGGCACGAATCAAGTCCCGGTGCTCTTCTCTTCTACGCTCGCTGCCGAGGCGAGCCCGACGCTGCGCGACTTTTATTTCGTGTACGAGGGCAACCTTGGGTCAGACGCGGTCACGAACTTTCAGCTTGGTTTGTCTCTCGACGCGGAGGCCGAAGCGCTCCAAGGTTCATATCAACAGGCGTTGATCACCGGCGTGTTCGTGCAAGGGATCTGGCGCCGCGCGGATATCAACCCCGCCGCCACGCACCAATTCAAGGCGCGGACTACGGTCACCTCACGAATGGAGCACCTAGCGGTGCAGTGCGTAGCTACGTACGAATACAATCCGTCAACGACGACGCGCACGTGTAACTCAATCCAAGTGCCGATGCCGATGCCTGAGTCGGTCACGGCAAGCTCGACGGCGAACGAAGCGACACGACAATCCGTTGAGGTGTGGATCGAGGAGCCGGGCACGATCACTCTCGCCCAATCCGCGATCCTCTGCAGGTACGTGCACGTTGGGTTGCCAACCGGCTTCAACGTCCGTGCTGGCGCGCAGTCGTTTCGAAACTACGTCAAGTCCGCGATCACGGACTGTACAGGCGGTTTCGCACTCACGCAACGGATCGACTCGGGCGGAGCGCAGGGAGCTGGAGCGACGCTTGCTCGAGGCTTGAACACGATCACCTTCGACTCGTATCGCACGGGCGGCACGACGAACGGACTCGCGCCGACCGCGCTGTCTGCTACGTTGCTGCTCAATTACGTCTCGGATGTCGCTACCGGCGGCATCGGCGCGCACAACGCCACGCGCTACTACTCATTTGGCGACAACGTCGCGGCGGCACTGGTCGACTCTGACGCGACCTTCGCAGCGACGATCCCCGAGGCGAGCTACTGGCTCAACAGCTTCGGGATCGAGTCGTATATCTGGACGTCCGTTGACTGCTACTTCTCCGCCAAGGTGTCGCGCGGCGCTGGCCTAGGGTGGTCGACGATCATGAGCGCCGGTGCGAATGCAGGCGACGCGAATACGATCATCATGGTCTGCGGTGCTAACGACGTTTTCAAGCGCAATCCAAACGATCCTGTGACCGGCCGGCTCGACATCGAGACGAGCCGCACCGCTCGAATGAGCTACTTCGGCTCGACGATCTTTTGGCCGGCCACACTTGCGCTTG